CAACTACACAATGGACAAGCTCATCACAACCCTACAGGCGATCGAGGCGTGTGATGAGATTGAGTACAATGATATTCTCAATTGGGGACTTTTGTCCGAGAGACACCAGCTGGTTCAGACGGCGGTCGAGCTGGCGGATACACTTCTCGTCTCTGACGAGGGGCGGAGAGAATTTGAAAATGAGCAAGTTTTGCTCGACGGGGGGTACTTTGTAGTCTGTCTCGAGCGAGACTCTTTTGGGTGGGTTGCAGGTGGCATCGAGACTACAAAGGGGGTCATCGCCTATGGCTAGTCTGTCGAATTGACGCAGCCGTCTTTTGTAAATTAACAAGAGAGGGGAGTTCCTCAAACGAATGATCTATAACGACTGTACCACTAGAACTCTTTATTCCATTCCAACTTATTCCAAGTGTATTTCTGTCCACCTTTGTCACCCTGTACCCTAAACGGTCAAATTGTCTCTGAATGTAATTTGTAGCCGTGTCTATATCATATGCCGGATAGCCAACCATAAAAAAAGGAACCTTGACAAATGTTGAATGTTCCCCCAAGTCAGACGAGTGTTTAATTTTTCTACAGAGTTGTTCTAAAATAGCCTTGTATGTTGTTTTTCGCACTTCGTGCTTCTTCTTTTCTCTATTGGCCAATTCCTGGGCTGATATCATTACTATTGTCAATTAGTTTGTTTTTCCTACATTTGCATCAATACCAGCCTGCTTAAAGCTGTTTGCGCGCATCTGTTCAAGCCACAGATCTAGCTTTCCCTGGTACCCGGGTGCCTGTGTTTTCAGGGTGGCAAATTGCTGATCAAGGACAGCCTGTGTGTCTTCAAATTGTGCATATTCAGACTGTTTTGTAATCTTAAATGCGTCAGACAGTCCAGCAAGTGGCTGCTCTGAGATGTTGAGTATGTTTCCATTTGCATCCGACTGGACATCATACTGGATGCCAAAGTATCCTCGTGTATTTATGAAGAGTATACGGGCATTGTAAATAACCGACCCCTGATCTCCATTTGCCTGATTTATGTAAATTGTCTGAACAGGATATACATCTGGGTCTTTAGCCTGGATGGAATTGACTATTGATTGAATTGTGGCGGGGCTTACAGCACTCGCAGAGTCTGTGAATGACTCTCCCCCCTTTTTGTCCTTGTTCCACATCATAAAAGCCAATATTCCAATGAGTAAAACTATGGTAAGATCTTTCATGTTATTAGATGATGAGAGAATTAATGCGCTTGTAATTCAAAAGTAAAAAACACATGTGATACTAATGGCCATGCTGGTATATAGTGATCGGTGTCCGTTTTCGACCCAGGTTATTCAGGAGATTCGTGAAAACCCCGCCCTCGTTCACGTTATACGTTTTCACAACGTAAGCACAAGTGGTGTTCCATCGAAACAAATTACACGAGTTCCAACTCTAGTTACAAATGATGGTCAGCTGGTTGTTGGAGCAGATGTACGGAAATGGATTGAATCAATGAAACCCCAAGAAATTGTAGAGGAGTATGATCAATCCGGACTTGCAACATCGTCTCTTGACGATACAGATGGGCACGAATCTGGCAACTTTTTTGACATTGACAACTTTCACAAGAGTCTTGCTCCTCCAATGACCAGGGAGCTCGAGGAGAAGATTAGCAAAAAAGTTCAAGAGGCGTTTTCATCAAATAGAAGCTAAAGTATAAATTCGACTAAAGAAATATGGTACAGCTGAAGACAATACAGGCGAGTGCATTCAGGACAGTCTTTGAGGTTCTAAAGGATATCATAAATGATGTAAACTTGATATTCAAACCAGAAGGAATTTTGATTATAACACTTGATACAGCACGTGTTACCCTTGTTCATCTTTTTATGCCGGCTGAAAACTTTGAAGAGTACGTTTGCGAGGCAGAATGCACTGCAGGTTTAAACATTTCAAATACGTACAAGTTGTTAAAGTCTGTGTCAAATGCAGACACACTTACTCTTGATGTAGACGACAATTACATTTTAAACATTCGAATTGAAAATTTGGCGAAACGTTCACTGACTACATTTCAATTTAAACTTTTGGACATTAATGACGACATGTTGTCAATTCCTGAAATTGAAATGGATACAATAACAACATTGCCTAGCATAGACTTTCAGAGGATTGCACGCGACATGCACAACATTTCAAACGACATTCGGATATACAGATGGAAAAAGACGCTTGAGCTTGAATGCGAAGGAAGTTTTGCAAACCAAAAGACGACAATTGAATGCATTGAACAGGGGCCAGATGAACCAGTTGGAAACTTGTTTTCGTTAAAGTACATTAACATGTTTACTCGAGCAACAAGTCTCTGTGCAAGCATACAAATTTTGCAGGATTCGAGAGACCAAAACATGCCAATTGTATTTAGGTACGCAGTTGCAAACCTAGGAGAACTAAAGTTTTACCTTGCTCCAAAGATAGATGATTAGTTCGTGGCTATTGACAGATGTTGTCAATTCACGGAAAACAAGGTATAATGTACCAGATGTCGAGCTTTCAGATGACTGGAAATCATTTGAAGACGTCTTGGGAAAATTCAAACAAGAGTATGTAACAACTCTCGCTCAACTTAAAATTCAGGAGGAGGCTATTATAAAATTAAAGAATGACATTACTCTTTTGACAGATTCTCTTAATGCCGTCAGAAATAAAGATTTTTTTGACGACATAAAAGAGAGTATTGAAAAGTTCAAGTCAAGGAACGACTATGACAAGAAGAATGATGAATTTTTAAATCTCGCTGGAAAGGTGAAAGCCATGGAGAATGTTCTGACTGCGACAAATGCAAAACGGTACAATAAATTTACGTGCTCAATTTGCATGGATAGTCTTGTTGACACGTTTCTTGATCCATGTGGACACTTGATTTGTAAAACATGTCTTGTTCGGTCATTAGCTACACATTGTCCAATGTGTAGAACTCCTATAGTTCCAAAGAAGATTTACTCTACAATGTAAGAGTGTGTCGAACCAAAAATGTCTGTTATTTTTAGCAATCCTTTCAACCTCTTTTTCAAAATCCATTTTACTCTCATGGAAATTTTCAAAAATGAAAATGAAACATGGATTCTAGGAGAATAAAATCCCAATAAAATCTTTGTATTTGTTGGACCTTGCAATTTTTTAAATTCATCTGTTACATCAATTTCATCAATTTCTGCACGAAAGACTGGAACCCTGAATTTTGATTGAGATCGTACTGGAGGCCATTCTCCAAAGTGCCTGTAGAGCTTTCCACCAAAATAGTAGTCGACACGTCCAACCTCCCCTGGCCTGAGGGTGTCAACTGGTATCAGTTCCTCAGTCCCCTTGAAAACTTCCTTCACCTGGAAATTCTTGGGTCTAAAGAACTGAATGACTTCCATATCTAAAAAGGTTTTATATATTTTATATTAATGGAAGGACGCTATCAACAGAGATTACAGGAATTTAAAAAGAGAATTCAGAATGGGGATAAAGACGCTGACAAGGAAATGTACGAATACATTGCTGCGTGTGTGCCTTTTTTGATTGAGTTTAACGAGGCGGGTGGAAAAAAGAAGGATGTGTACGAAAAATACATGGCAGCTGTTGAAAATGCCCCTACAAAGATTCAGAGCAGGCCGTCGAACGTTACAGTGTGTAAAAATTGTGGACAAAGAGACTGTCATTACGTCGACGAAATTGAGAGTGACATTATATGCATGGAGTGTGGGTTTGCTGAATTTTATCAGGGGACAGAACTAGGATTCAAAGAGGAGCAAGACATGGAACGCCACGTCCTGTACTCGTACCGCCGTGAGAATCATTTCAACGAATGGGTGAATCAATTTCAGGCAAAGGAATCTACAAGTGTCCCCCCCGAACTCATACAGCAACTAAAGGATGAGGTGAAGAAACAAAGAATTAAAGATGCAAATGAATTGACACACAGAAAGGTTCGCGAGATTTTAAAAAAGATTCACATGAACAAATACTATGAACACGTCCCGTACATCACAACGATTCTCAACGGGGTACAGCCTCCAACCATGTCACAAGCTCTCGAAGACAAACTTCGACTCATGTTTGGGCAGATTCAAAAGCCATTTGAGAAACATTGTCCAGAAAATCGTAAAAATTTTTTGAGTTATTCATACATTCTTTATAAATTTTGTGAATTGTTGGGGGAAGATGAATACTTGCCATGTTTCCCTCTTTTGAAATCAAAGGAAAAGTTGTACAAACATGACATGATTTGGAAATTAATTACATCTGAACTCGGATGGGAATGGATTCCTACAAATTAATCACCTCTAGGTGTCCTCCGCACGTTGGGAAATTTATGAGCATCCCTTCAGGAATGTCCAGGTATTTCATGTACATTTGAGTCTGAACAATGTGTTCATCCTTTAATGATTTTACCGATTTTAGTTCAACAATAAGTTTTGAATCGACAATTAAATCAGCCCGAATATTCCCAATACCGTGCCCGTCAAACAGTATTGGAATTATCCTCTCAGTCTGATATGCTACACCAGATTGTCGAAGCCCAACCTCCATTGCATTGTGGTAGACTCGTTCAGAAAAACCAGAACCAAGCTGACTCCAGACACGTTGAGCAATTGCCTTTACAGATTCATTCATACTGATTTTTCTTCATCGTACTTATTTAGATTAAAAATTGGCATTGTTGATTGTGCCACCTCGCTACCATCCTTCTTGTAGAGACGTCTCTCAATTACAACATGTCCGCGGTAGACGACTGGGAAATCCATTGCATCAAATGACGAATTGTCAAGTGTAGTCTGAGTGGACACAATCACCTGAACAGGAAAAACATCACCGGGCTTTAAGAGAAGAATCCACTCATTGACTGCATCTTCATCAGATGCAACAATTTCATCCTCTGGAGCAATAATCTGTTTCAATAGATGATGAAATTCTGGAGGAGAAACAAAGCTGATTGGAGAAAATACAGGATCAGTTGTAGAATCAGATGTTCTCACTCTGTCAACCCAGTACTTCATTATCTTTTATAAATAAATAT